ATGTTACCATGTTTAGAAGATAATAAAGTATGTTCAAATACAAATAAAAGATGTAAAGAATGTGTATTTGACGAATGTAAAGAAGTGATAAATATGAATGAAGAAATACAAAAGTATGAAGACTTAGAGAATATGAGAAAATTAAAGAAAGATTTACCAGAGCAATGTAAAAATTGCTCTTTTTTAGAGGTTATAAACCTAAGAGAAGGTAAAGTGTATTGTCCTTATATGATAAAAGATAAATGTATGATTGAAGGTGGAAACAATGGCAAAAGGTAAGAAAACAGATAATGAAACTATATACAAGATAATGATAAGTATGTTCAGTACGAATAATTTTAGTGAAACAGCAAGACAGTTAGATATACCTATAACAACAGTAGAGAAAATATATAAAGACAATAAAGATAAAGAGGAGTTTGTAAAACTATGTAATAAAAAGAAAGAAGAGTTCACAGACAAGGCTAGTAGAATAATAGACAAAGCATTAAATAGATTAGAGAAAGCTTTAGATGATGAAGAAGATAGAATACCTGTCAATAATTTATCGACAGTAATAGGAACATTATACGATAAACGAGCATTAGCAAAAGGAGAAAGCACATCAAATACAGATATAAATATAAAAATGGATAAGAAAGTAGAGGAATTATCACAATAATGGAATATAAAGTACCAATTTTATATCCAAAACAAGAAGAATTTTGTAAAAGTAAGGCAAAATATACTTGCTATGGTGGTGCAAGAGGTGGAGGCAAGTCATATGTAGCAAGAATAAAAGCAGTATTGTTAGCATTGTATTATCCAGGTATTCAAATATTACTTTTAAGAAGAACGCTAAATGAACTTAGAGAAAATCATGTAATGCCATTACAAAAAGAATTAAAATGCAAGCAAAACGATAGAATAGCTCAATATAAAAGTCAAGAAAAAGTATTTGATTTTCCTAATAGTAGCAGAATTGTATTAGGATATTGTGATAATGAAGCAGATGTATTGCAATATCAAGGACAAGCATATGAGGCAATATTCATTGAAGAAGCTACACATTTTACAGAGTTTCAATTCAACTGTTTGAAAGAAAGCAACAGATTATCTGGACAATGTAAAAAACAAATTAAACCAAGAATGTATTTGACCTGTAATCCTGGTGGGGTTGGGCATGCATGGGTGAAAAGATTATTTATAGATAGAGATTATACAGAAAATGAAAATCCAGAAGAATATAAGTTTATTCCAGCATTAGTTTACGAGAATGAATATATAATGAAAAATGATCCTGACTATGTAAAAGCACTAGAAAGTTTACCAGAAGATAGAAAAAAAGCAATGCTTTATGGTGATTGGGATATATTTGAAGGTCAGTTTTTTACAGAGTTTAAAAGAAATATACATGTTATTGAACCGTTTGAGATACCAAAAGATTGGTATGTGTATTTTGTTATGGATTATGGACTTGATAAGCTTGCAGGCTATTGGATAGCAGTAGACTATAATAATAATGCTTATGTATTTAGGGAAGTCTATGAAAGCAACTTATTGGTATCAGAAGCGAGAGACAAAATAAAAGCAATGACAAATGAGGATGTATATATTTATTTAGCACCACCTGATTTATGGAATAGACATAAAGAAACAGGGAAGAGTACAGCAGATATATTCGCAGAGGGTGGTATAGAATTATACAAAACAAACAATGACAGAATACAAGGCTGGCTTCAAATGAAAGAATGGCTAAAAGTATATAAAGATGAACAAGGATATGATACAGCAAGGTTAAAGATATTTAATACTTGCAAAAATTTAATAAGATGTTTACCACAAATACAACATGATTCAAAGAAAGTTGGAGATGTAGCAAACGAACCACACGAATTAACTCATTCTGTGGATGCAATTAGAGGTTTTTGTGTTTATTGGACACAAGAACCTATTTTTATGCCTAAAAAAGAAGAGATACCTTTTGAACTACAAACAGAGGATACAGAAGAAGATATTTGGTATTAGGAGGATAGTATGATTTTAATAGCAGTTATTATTGGATATATGTTGGGAATTGCACCCTTTTTATATTCAAAATTTATGGAAAAACAAGAACAGAATAAACAAGCAAAGCAAGAAGATAGCAAAGGAAAGGAAGTAAATGAGATTTTTAATGAATGGCTAAATGGTCCAGAACAAAAACAAACTACTCAAGTAGATCAAGCAGATATATATAACGAATATATGACAGGAATTGTTAAGAAAGGAGAGTAGTAATGCAAAGAGAAGAATTAGCAAAAAAAATATGGAATGATTGGCAAAAAGGATTAGCCTATCAAAAGAAATTAAATTTAAAATCAACTTGTGAAACATGTGTAGATTTTTTTGAGGGTAGACAATGGCCACAGGCTACTGAAAGAACTAAGAATATGCCAAGACCGGTAGTAAATATAATTGAGTATATAGTAAATGGAAAGAAGGCTAATATTCTTTCAAGCAAAATATCAGTAGTATATAAACCATTAATCTATAATCAAGAGGAATCTGAACTTGCAACACAAGGAGCATCTTCTTTTACTAATTTTGCAAATCATATTAAAAAAGAAATAAAACAAGAAGATTTAGACAATCAAGCAATACTAGATGGGCTTATAAAAGGACCATATATATTTCATTATTTTTGGGATAAAGAGATGCATACAGGTATGGCAAAGTATGCAGGAGGATTAAATGGACAAGTTATAGACTGTCTAAGTATAGTATTTGCTAATCCTAAACAAAAAGATGAACAAAAACAAAAATGGATTATCATACAAAGTAGAGAAAATGTGGAAACATTAAAGCATATTGCGAGTAAAAATGGAATAACTAAATCAGAAATAGAATTAATTACAGCAGATAATGATACTGAGAAAAATTATGATGCCGAAGAACAAGACGGAGAGGAATACGCAACAGTACTCACAAGATACTTTAGAAAGAATGGAGAAGTATATTACACAAAGAGTACACAAAGTATGATAATTCAAGAAGAAACACCTTTAACACCAAATGCAGAAAAAGTAAAACTTGAGATAGATGAAGAAACAGAAAAAACAAATGAAGATATAGAACAAGTAGATGCAGATAAACCAGAAGTAGATACAAAGTTTAAAATGTCACTATATCCTATTGTTGTAGGCTCATACAAAGAAAGAGAAAAGAGCATTTACGGTAGAGGGGAAGTTGAAACAATAATACCAACACAAAAATCAGTAAATTTTGACTATGCTATGATGCAAATGGCTGGACAAAATATGGGATTTCCTAAAATGTCAGTGAGACCAAGAGCATTGCAAGGTAAAAAAATAACAAACACACCAGGAGAGATTATAACAGATTATTCACCAGGATTTGATGGAATCAAATATTTGAATCCACCAGCATTTAGTAGTATGCCTTTAACGGTAGCAGATAAACTTGTAGAGATGACAAGAACTGTAACAGGAGCAACAGAAGTAGCAAATGGAGAAGTATTGGGAAAGAATATGAGTGGAAGTGCAATAGTAGCTTTACAAACTCAAGCAAAGGTTCCAATAGAAGATATGCAAAAAAGATTTTGGAGAGTACATGAAAAGATTGCAAGAATCTGGGAGCAGTTCTTTAAAGCATATTATAGATTTGATGTGCCTTATTCAATTGAAAATGATAATGGACAAGAAACTGATATTTTTAACGGAAGTATTTATCAAAATATGGACTTTGAGACAACTGTAGATGTTGGACCAGGAAGTGCATATTCTGAAAGCTTATCTATTAATCTATTAGAAAGTGCATTACAAAGAGGAGATATAACATTTGATGATTATATTGACTTATATCCAGATACTGCAATGCCATTTAAAGCTAAACTAAAGGAAATAAGAAAGAAACAATTATTGCCACCTGAAATAAGTCAGAAGATAGCACAAAATCCACAAATATTACAGTATGTGATGCAAATAATTGGACAAGCAGAGACACCAGCTCCGACACAACAGAATATAGAGCAAAATGTTAATCAGATATAATCAATAACTATACATTTATATAGTTATTTTTTTATATAAAAATTCGCAGTGAATAGCGTAAAAATCTCATAACAGAAAGGATACTTATGGAAGAAGAAGTAATTGAAAGCGCAAACAATCTTGAAGTCGCTGAACAAGAGAATGCAGTTGAAAGTACTGTAACTGAAACAGAAGCTACAGAAGCAACTGAACAAGTTGCTGAGCAAGTAGAAGAAGTGGAAGAAACAAAGCAAGAGGAACAGGAGACTGAAAAACAATCTGATGAGGAAAATGCTAAATATGCAAATATAAGAAGAAAAGCCCAAGAGGATGCACAAAAGCAAATTGAAAAGGCTAAAGAAGAAGCATATAAGCAAGGTTTAGCACAAGGAAAAGTACAAAGTTATATCGGTAAGCAAAATCCTTATACAGGACAAGCGATAAAAGATGAATATGATGTACAAGAGTACCTTGATATGTACGAGTTAGATTCTAATGGTAAGGATCCTATAAGTGGTTATAGGGAACTTCAAAAAGATAAGGCTAGAAAAGAAGCCGAAGAAAAAGTAAAAGCAGAAGAACAGTCAAAACAAGAAAAATGGTATCAAGATGATACTAAAGATTTTGTAGAAAAATATTCTGCAGAAAAACTACAAGAACTTGGCAAAGATGAAGATTTTAACTTATTTGCAAATGGAAAAATAGGAAAAGTTCCACTTGCACAAATTTATGAAGATTATCAAAAATTAATTAATAAATATGAGAAGAAATCAGTCGAAACAGCTAAGCAAATTGTAGCAAATAATAATGTTACACCCGGTGCAATTGAGGACAGTGAACCTCAAGAAATGGATTGGAACAGTATGTCAAACGAACAGTTTGAAAAATATATTCAAAAAGCCAAAGATGGCGAACTTAAGTAGTTACTTAGATAATAAGTAGCTATTTTTTATTGCCAAAAAATAAAAATAAAGGGAGGAAATAAATATGGCTACAAAAACACAAGTTATAACAAATGTAACAAATCAAAATCAATTATCAGCAGAGGACAAGACTTTTTATGAGAAAACACTATTAACAAGATTATTACCACAATTAAATTTCTATAAGGATGCAATGAAAAAGAAATTACCTAAGAACTCAGGAAGAACAATGAATTTTAGAAAATTTAATTCATTAACAGCTCCAACGAGTTCATTAACAGAAGGTAAAACACCAGACGGAAATAACTTAAATGTTACAACAGTAACAGCAACAGTTGCTCAAGAAGGTGATTATATCTTAATTTCTGATTTAATTCAAATGACAGGAATTGACCCAATTATCACAGAAACTTCTGAACTATTAGGCGAAGAAGCAGGTGTTGTAATAGATACTCGTATTCAAAGTGCTATTTCAACAGGAACTAATGTATACTTTGCAGGTGGAGCAACTACAAGAGCAGGATTAGAGTCTGTTACAACTAAGAACTTAACTGCAGAAGATATTAAAAAAATTGTAAGAAAATTAAAAAATGCAAATGCAAAAAGATTCTCTGATGGTTTCTATCATATGCAAGTAGACCCAGATATTGCCTACGACTTAATGAGTGATAGCGCTTGGGTTGATGTTTCTAAATATGCAAAACCAGAACAAATGGTTAAAGGTGAACTTGGAAAAATGCACGGAATGAAGTTCTTTGAAACAACTAACCTATCAGTTGTTGATTCAAGCTCTGAAGGAACTAAAATTGCAGTTCATATTGCTTACGCATATGGAAAAGATGCTTATGCGTGTGTAGAACTAGAAAATGGTGCAGGAAAACCAGAAATCATAGTAAAACCAAATGGTTCTGCTGGTTCTGCTGACCCACTAGACCAAAGAGCATCTGCTGGATGGAAAAACTGCTTTACTGCAGCAATAACACAACCTCTTGCATTAGTAAGAGTTGAAACAGGTATAAAAGCCTAGTTGAAGGGGGTGTAACAACCCCTTTTTTATTAAATAAAACTGAACAAGAAACAAAGAAAGGTGTGAATAAAATGGCAAATAAAAAAATTGAACAAGAAGTAAATAAAACTGAACAAGAAACAAAGACAAAAAAAGAAGAAACAATAAAAATATTAATTCCAATTGATAAGCTTAATCCAGAAGATAAAGAAATTATAGTTGGAATAAATGAAAAATATGCAAAAGTAGTAAGAGGAGAAGAAACCGAGGTAACAAGACCAGTTTTTGAACAATTAAGAAATGCAGGGCTAGTATAAACTAGCCTAATATATCACTTTAATGGAAATAAGCTAGTTCGAATCTAGCAAAGGTGAAAGGAGATTTAATATGACTTGGGGAGAGATACAAATAATATCGCTACAGAAAATGTTTGCAAAAGATGAACCTATAAAAGTAGAAAATCTAAAAACATTAAGAGAAGATGATGATTGCAAGTGGTATTTAAATGCAATGCCTGCAGTCGCAAATGAAGCAATACAAAGAATTAAACCATATGTAATGAACTTATATCAGTATGACGAAGAAAATAAAAAATATAGTAAAACAAATATTACAAAAATAGACAGTACAACAGAAGACACTTACGAAATAGAACTACCAGAAGATGCTTGTGTACTAATTCCTTTATATATTGCAAGTCAGTTATATAAAGATGATGATATATCACAGGCAACTGCATATAGAAATGAGTTTGAAGTAGGATTACAAGACTTATATATCAATGTAGAAAATCAAGAAAGTATAGAAGAGGTATATTAATATGGCAAATTTTAATGTTCCTTCAAGTCCAACAACGTATGAAACTAATTTAACAGGCTTTTTAGGAGTAGATTTTTCTTCTTCCATATCAGATATAGATAGGAGGAGAAGTCCAAAAGGGTATAATTTTATAAACAACAATGGAACAATAGAAAAAAGAAATGGATATAAAGTATTGGCTTATTTAGGACAAAAAGCTAATATAAACGGAATATGGAACGTTGATACAGTAGATGGAGAATACTTTATAGTGCATTGTGGAACTAAGTTATTTGAAATGAAAACAGACTTTAGTAGTTATGAAGAAATTATGACAGGATTATCAAATAATATTTCACAAGGATTAATAATTAATTCTAAATTGCTTATTTTAGATGGTCAAAGAGCAATAGCATATAATTTACTAGAAGATACTAATAGAGTTCATTATTTAGATACAATAGGGTACATTCCAACTACACAAATAGCAAGAAGCCCAAACGGATTAGCAAGTCAAATATATGAAAGTATTAATTTGCTACAAGCTAGTAGATTTAATTTATTTACAAGTACAGAGGATGACACAACATACCAATTAGATGACACAAATATAGATGAAGTAGAATTAGTAGAGGTATTAAATAATAACGCAGAATGGGTAAAGAAAACTAAAAATGATGATTATACAGTGGATTTAGCTAAAGGACAGGTTAAATTCTTAATTGCAATAGGAAAGCCACCAGTTGATGGTAGAGATAATGTAAGAATTAAGTTTAAAAAGAACAATAATGAAAATAAATCACAAATAAACAAATGTACAATAATGTGTACATATGGATATGCAGGTAATAACAATAGAGCTTTTCTAACAGGAAATTCGGATTATCCAAATATAGTAAATTATAGTTATATAGATGATATAACATATATACCTGTTGAAAATGTAATTAAGATAGGTTTAGAAGTAGTACCAATAACAGGAATAGCAAAATTAAATAATGGCAAATTAGCAGTATTAAAAAACGTTTCAGATACTGATAGTACAATTTTTTATATAGGTTATGGAACATATAATGGCAATGAGGCTTTCCCTGTTGAAGGAAGTACTAAAGGAGAAGGAAACATATCTCAACACGCACATGATGTTTTGATAAATGAACCTTTAATATTAAGTCAAAACGGTGTATTTTCTTTAAATACAGCAACATTGTCTGACGAAAGATATGTATATCATAAAAGCTATTACATTGATTCGAAGCTAAAACAAGAAACTAATTTAAAAGATGCTATAGGAATTTGTAATGATGGAAAATACTATTTAGCGATTAATGATCATGTATATGTTGCAGATAGTAGATTTAAAACAACAACAAGTAATTCAAAATATAGTAACTACCAGTATGAATGGTTTTACTGGACTAATCTACCAGTTAGAATATGGTTTGTATGGAATAATAGATTGTATTTTGGAGATAAGTATGGAAATATTTGTACATTTAGAGATAATGATGATGTTAATCGTTTTAAAGATAATGAAACAATAGTAGAAGCGGAATGGGACTCTATAATACTTGATTTAAATAGTCCTGCTTATAAAAAGAATATAAAAAGAATAGCAGTAACGAGCAATCCTACAAACTCTAAATTGATTATTGGTTACAGGCTAAAAGGTGGAAATAAACAAGTAATAAGCAAAGAATATGTAAATTCTACATATCCAAAAACAACGGTGTCTAGAAAGAAAGCTAAAAAGCTTTCTTTCTTTTCTATATATATAGAAAATGATGAAGCTACTAATATGAATTTTAATTCAATAAGTATTGTCTACACTAAAGGAAGCTTCTATAAAGGAGATTAATATGTCAGAACCAAAATATGATGAAGATTTAGTCAATCTAGGCTATTTAAACAGAAAAATAGATGATGCAACGAAAAACATAACTATTCCAGATAATATAAGTAAACATTACTCAAGTAAACCACAACCACCATATAATGCAGGAGATACTTGGATAGATGGCGATACTATTTATACTTGTATCTCAAGCAGAAAAGTCGGATTGTACACAGAAAGTGATTGGGTCACAGAAAGTGGAGCAAAGAAGGAAGCTGAAAGTAAAAACAAGACATTTTTAAGCAAACCAGAAAACTATAATGCTGGAGATATGTGGATATTGCAATCTGATACAGACCATCCGGAAGGAAAAAGAGGAGAAATATTAGTTACTACAGTAGGAAGAAAAGGTTACGAAGAAAGTGATTGGAAGAAAAAAGTATCATATAGCACAATAGAATATGTAGAACAAATAAAAGAGAAAATGGATGAAAGTATAAATGATGTAACAGAAAGAACGGTTGAAATTTCAACTAATTTAGGACAAGTTTCATCACAAGTAACAGAAACAACAACAAGACTTAATAATGAATATCTAACAGCTGAACAAATAGAAGCAGAAAACAAGACAATCAAGGATGATATTGATATTGTAAAACAACAACAAACTACTGTAACGGAAACAGCACAAGGATTGCAAATACAAATTGACCAAATCAACAACGAAGGTGTTAAAAGTGTAAAAAATACTACAGTAAATATTGATGAGAGAGGTGTCAGTGTAGGTAAATCAGATAGTGAATTTAGCACAACAATGAACAATGCTGGTACATATATGTATGCCTATGGTAGACAAATAGCTAAATATGATAAAGATGGAGTAGAAACAGAAAATTTTAAAGCTACAGGAGAAGTAGAATTAGGATTTTTAAGAATTATAAAAGGTTCGAATGGTAGTGAACGAAGAACACATATTCATTTTATAGGATAGGAGGTAAAATATGGCTACAGTAAGTAATACTTGCAATGGTAGTTATGGTAGTGATTGTAGAGTATATTTAGATTATGTAATTAATAATTCTGAATCAGATAGAATTGCAAGAAACAAATCTAATATTACTTTAACATTGTATGCAAAGGCTACAAGTAGTAGTGTAGGAGCATATAACTATAATCATAATAGTAAAGCTTATATATATGTAAATGATACAGTTAAAAAGAGTGCAACAAACTTAGATATGGACTTCAGAAACAAGAAAAAAGTAAATATGATTTCTTGGACTGGTGATGTAGACCATAATGCAGATGGAACTTTAGCTATTACAATTAAAGGTAATTTTGACACTAATGGTCCTTCATCTATTACAACTGGTACTGTAAGTTATAAATGGACATTGCCAACAATTCCAAGAACATCAAGTGTAACTTGTGCAGATGGAAATATAGGAAGTGCAACTACTATAAATATCAATAGAGCTAGTTCAGGATTTACACATACACTTGCATATAGTTTTCAAGGATTAACTGGAACTATAGCAACTAAAACAAGTGAAGTAAGTATAGGATGGACAATTCCGACATCTTTTTATAGTAAAATTCCAAATTCTAAGTCCGGACAAGGAACAATAACTTGTCAAACATATAGTGGCGAAACATTAATTGGAACTAAAACTTGCACATTTAATGCATTTGTTATAAATAGTAATCCTTCAATAACAGCAACTGTAGTTGATACTTATTCAGGTTCAATTGCTGCAACAGGAGATTCAAGCAAATTAATTAAATACATAAGTAATGCACAAGTAACAGTTTCAGCAGTTGCAAAAAATAGTGCAACAATATCTAGTATTAAAGTAGTAAATGGCTCTAAAAGTGCTACTGGTTCTACAACATTTTCAGCAGTAGATAGTGGAACATTTAATTTATCTTGTACTGATTCAAGAGGTTTAAGTGCTAGTAATACTGTAACAAAAACAATAGTAGATTATATAACTCCTGCAATTGTATCGGCAGTTTTTGCAAGAGCATCAACGACATCAGATGTAGTAAATGCTACTATTTCTGGTAAAGCATTTAATGGTAGTTTTGGAGCTAAAACTAATAATTTTTCATTGCAATGGAGATATAAAGAATCTACTGCATCATCTTATGGAGATTGGATTACATTAACAGCTACAAGAAGTGGAAACAATTTTAGTTTTTCAGGACAAGTAGGAACAGGATTTGATTTTCAAAAAGAATATAACATAGAAGTAAGAGTAAGTGATTATTTTAAAAGCAACAGTTTTACAATGACTCTTACAAGAGGCTTACCTATTGTTGATATAGGTAAAAGAGATGTAGTTGTAAACGGAAAAGCAACAATAACAGGGCTAACAACATTAAAAGGTGGATTAACATTAACCGGTATTTTAACATCTCCAAATAATAATTTTATTAGAAGTAATAATGAATTTAACTATGCTGCTGAAGCTACAACAAATGTATATATCAATTATCGTGCAGGTAATGGTAATAAAACAACTTATCCTATAACGGACTATAAATTTTACAATGGGCAAATGAGTGGTAATGCAAATGTTGAAGGCAAAAACATTTATGCTAATGGAGGACTGTTTAAATCAACTAATAATGGCAATGTAGTAAGTATAGGTTCACAAAATGCTAGTTACTGTCATATATATAATTCAGCTGATATACCATTTTATTTCAATAAACCAATACAAGTAAATGGTCATGTAGTTACTGCTCCTGTTATAGCATACAACAATGCTTCAGGAACTTCTGGAACAGTAACAATGTCGGAAAGTGCAGCAAGCTATAAAAATATAAGAATATCTTATAAAAATGACGATGGTCAATACGGTTCAACTACAGTTTCACAAATTTCTAACGCTAATTGCACCACTTATGGTACTATTTTAAGGAAAACAAGTAGTAATGATGCTATAATGTTAAACTCTGCATTATTTACAGTAAGTGGAAAAACAATTACTATATCGAGAAATACACAAGCAAATGTAGTTTTTGGAAAAACATCATCAAATGATGCTAATAAATTAAATATAACTAAAGTAGAAATGTGGAATTAGGAGGGAAGAATATGGCTTTAAAAAAGGAAATTGTTTTAGATAGTGGAGTAATAACTAAATATCATAGAATAGTTAGCATTAATAATGTAACTAATGTATGTAGCATAATTGAGGTTGCTTCTTATACATCAGAAGAAAAAAGAAACGAAGAAAAAAACGCAATTGAAAATAATGAAGAAATGAATGTATTTATTGACACAGATTATATCAATAAAGAATATGAAGAAAATTTTACAATAGAACAAGCATATGATTATTTAAAGACACTTGATAAATTTAAGGATTCGGAGGACATGTAGATGGGAGAAATAAGTAATATAATAATCCTGATAGCGTCAATAATAACTGCTGTAACAACAATTATTATAGCAATACAGAAAATATTAAAAAAGACCTTTGAACCGATAAATAAGAAAATTGACAATATTGATTTAGGACAAGCAAGAAACTATTTAGTAGATTTCTTAGCAGATATAGAAAATGGAGAGAAAAAAGATGAATGTCAAATAGAAAGAGCATATGAGTTGTATGACCATTATACGAAGGACTTGGGTGGGAATAGTTACATACATTCAAAGTGGGAAAAAAATATGAGGGAAAGGAAGGTGGATTAATATGTTAGATAAATTAGCTAAATTAATCAATGTGAAAAGTATAGTTACAATAGCATTAACAATAGTAGTAGCAATACTTACTTTAAAAGGGCAATTTGACATTAAAGAAATTTATTTAATGATAATTGCTTTTTATTTTGGAACACAAGTAGAGAAAAATAATAAGGAGGAATAATTATGGCAGTAAAAGGAATTGATGTAAGTGAATGGCAAGGAAAAATAAATTGGGATAAAGTAAAACAAGATGATATAGATTTTGCAATTTTAAGATGTGGTTACGGAATGAATTTTACTTGGCAAGATGATGCCAAATTTGAAAGAAATATAAAAGAATGTGAAAGATTAAATATCCCTTTTGGAATTTATTTAATGAGTTATGCAAATACACTAGAAAAAGCTAAAAGTGAAGCAGAACATATATTGAGATTAACAAAAGGACACAATCCTACATTAGGTCTATGGTACGATGTAGAAGATAATAACACATCTGGGTCAGTAAGCAAAGAAACATTGACAAACATAATTAATACATTCTGTAATACTGTTAAAAATGCTGGATATAAAGTAGGGGTATATGCTTCATTAAATTGGCTAGATAATAAAATAGAAAAACAAATAAAAGAAAATTATCCAATATGGGTAGCACAATATAATAACGAATGTGAATATTACGAAGGAAAATATATATTATGGCAATATACTTCAAAAGGAAAAGTAAATGGAATAACTGGCAATGTAGATATGAATTATTTATATGATGAAAGTTTATTAGATGATAATGAAGAACTAGTCGTAGAAGATGAAGAAGAAAAAAGAATTAAAGAATTACAAACAGCATTAAATAAAGATTTTAATTGTGGTTTAGCTGTTGACGGAATAATAGGACTTGCAACTACTAAAGCTGTTATGGACCATTATTTAAAATATTTTACAAAAGGAAATTTTGTAAAATGGACTCAAATACAATTAAAAAGAAAAGGTTATGACATAGGTAGCTATGGAATTGACAAATGTTACGGAAGAGACACAGAAAAAGCAACTAAGAAACTACAAAAAGATAATAATGCAATAATTGATGGCTGTACAGGAATTGATACAGTAAAAATATTAGTAAAATAAATCACAAGGATACCATTATAGTATCCTTTTATTTTTTATAAGAAAGGAATAAAAAATGTCAACATATAAAATAAAAAGTGGTGATACATTATCAGGAATAGCACAAAAATATAATACAAGTGTTTCGGAACTTATGGGGCTGAATCCATATATAAAAAATGCAAATTTAATTTATGCAGGGAATAGTTTAAATTTACCAACAGCTAATAATACAACTAATAGTACATCTACAGTTACAACACCAACTGTTAATAATAATGCAAATACAACTCCTAATGTAAAAACAACACAGCAATTAGCAAATGAATATGCTAAACAACAAACAGTAAATGCAAGCAACGACACTCAAGCATTATTAAGTCAATATGAAAAAATAGCAGAACAACAAAAACAAGCATTAAACAATAAACAGCAATTAGCAACAAACCAAATTAATTCACAAAAAGATAATGTAATGCAAACATATAATGATAATGCAAGACAAGCCTATATTAATTCAATGTTAGGAAAGAAGAATGTAGAACAGCAATTATCTCAAGCAGGACTAAATACAAGTGGGTTGTTAGGAAGTGCATATACTAATGTAGAGAACGCATATGGCAATAATTTAGCAACATTACAAAATAATAGAGATAATTCTATCAATGATATTAATAAACAAATAAATGAAACTAATATGCAATATGAGATACAAAGGAATCAATTATTGTCTGACATAGAAAATTCAAAATTAGAATTACAAAAGTATGGAAATGAATTAGCATACCAAAAATACCAAGATGCTTTAAATAATTATATGAATTTTGTAAATTACGATTATCAAAAATCAGTGGATGACAGAAATTATAATTATCAAGTAGGTAGAGATAAGGTTACAGATAGTCAATGGCAACAAGAGTTTGACCTTGCAAAAAAAAAATCTACTAGCTCGGGTAGTTCAAAGTCAAGTTCATCAAGCAAAAAAAGTTCATCTAAATCAAAATCTAGTTCTAACACAGGAAAATATAGTTTAGACAGCAATTCTTCAGATAGTACTAAGAATGAAACACAAGAAATAACAATTAATGATATTCTAAAAAATTTAAAGAATGTACCAGGACCAGGAATAAGCAAACCTATTTACGACAGTTATTCTGGAAAATATTTTAGTACATTAGATGAAGTTATGAACTATTGGAAAAAACAATCTTAGGAGGTAAAAATGGCTATAAAATATAGGTTGTCAGATAAGGAAAAAGAAAAAGCTGAAGATATTCTACAGCAAAGAGAAGAAGAAAAAAAACAAGAAAAAAAAATAAATGACACTATAAAAAATATTAGTATTAATCAAAGTGTATTACCAACAGCTAAAAGTAATTCTACGAATAAAAATACTGAAATTTCTTCACATAGACAAAGCGACACTATTTCATTGCCAACAGCAAGATTAGCAACAAAGAAAGAAACAATAAACAGTAAGACTATGTCTAGACAGGCAATAGAAGCTAGAATAGAAGCAGCAAATATTAATAAAAACATAGAAAAAGGTGGATATAATAATGTAAATGAAATTATATCAAACACATTGAATAGTTTTAAAGGTGGTGTTCAAAAAGGTTCTACTGGAATAGCAAATGCCGTATTGGTGCCTATTGCAGGTCAATTACAACATTATAGTAATATAGGAAAGAAAATGGGATTATTAGATAAAAATAATGAAAACATATTAGATAAAGCATATAATAAAATATTAGATAGCTCAGATTACATAACTGAAAAAGCAAGTTATAGAGATAATGTAAATGCCAACATAAATAATGAAGGAATTAGAACTGCTGGTAATGTGGCAAGTAGTATTGGAAATATGTTACCATCAATTGTTTCGAATATAGCTATTCCCGGTTCCGGGTTATTAGTGACAGGTGTAAGTGCAGGGGGGAATGCAGCACAAGAAACTATAAATGAAGATAGAAATAATTTAATTCAATCTGTTGCAACAGGAATTATAAAAGGCGGAATAGAAGCTGGTACAGAGAAAATAACTGGAGGTAATATAGTCTCAAAAGGTAGCTTAGATGGTATTGTTGGAAAAACAATAGCTAGTAAAGTGAAAACAAACATAGGAAAGAAAATAGCAAATAAATCATATCAATTTGCAGGAGAAATGTTGGAAGAACAGATATCAGATAATGCTGGGTATATAGTTGATAAGCTAATAAATAATAAAGACTTGCCAAGCCTTGAAGAATGGTGGAATAATGCGGGAGAAACCAATAGAATGACTTTCTTAACAACTTTAGCACTTAATTTAATGGGATTGGGAGGAAGTTCTAAGATAACTACCGAAGAGGTATCACCAGATATACAACAATTAGTAGATGAAACAATAAAAAAAGCAAAAAATGACCCTGAAATACAAACAAAAATACAAAGTACTATTAATAATGTGCAAAATAATACTCAAAATATTCAACAAAATCAAGTAAATAGCCAAAGAAATTTACAAGAACAACAAATTACTCAAATAGAAAATAATGTGGCTCAAAATCAAAATATGGAGCAAATAGATACTGAGAAAGTAAAACCACAACTAGACAACATATTAAATAATAAAGAACTTCCAATGCAAAGTTATATATATGAAAAAAGCACCAATGAAAAAATTAATACTCTAAGGGAAGATGCAAGTAAATATTTTAATAATTCTGAAAAAGCTCATAATTATATGAAAATGCTTGAAAAGATAATAGAAGATAAAGATATAAATATACGACTTGACGCAAATCTAAAGACAGCAGATGGAAGAGTTGCTAATGGTTCATATTCAAATGGCTCAATAACAATAAATCCTAATTCAACAAGAACAGGAGAATTTATTGCTGTACATGAATTAACACATGCAATTGGAACAAAAGAAATGCTAAATATGGTAGAAAATTATAGAAAAAGTAATGTAGAATTTGATAATTCTGTAAAAAAATTGTTGAATAATTATAATTCTACAGAGATAACAGAAGAAGCATTGTCAGACATATCTGCCCAGTTATTTGGAACACAAGAATTTATTAATAATGTAGCAGAAAGTAATCCTAATATATTCAAAAAAATATATAATGAAATAAAATATTTATGGCATCAATTTAAAGGATATAAGAATCAAGATCAATTTGTAAACGATTTGTATTATAAATGGACGCAGGCTTATAATAGTAATAATAAATTAAATACGCAAAATAGTTATGCGATAGAAACAAATGATAAAGGATATAAATATGTAAGAGCAGATAGACAAGTTATTTCAGGAAATAATCCGGAGGTTTGGAAAAAGCAAGCTAAAAATTATATAGATGAAAAAATACGAAACAATAAAGATGTAAAAGTTTATGCTCAAGACGGGACAGAATTAACTATAACTAGAAATACATCGGGAAAAGCAACTTTCAGAAATGAAGTTAGACAAGCAGATGGAACTATAAGAAAGTTAACAGACGAAGAATTTGCAAGTAAATTAAGAGCAGAAACACATATAGATGAATTAGGAAAAATTTCAACACATAAGAATGGACCAGTAGCAGACACCAAAAATCACGATTTTGCTAAAGATGGATTTACATATAGAAACGCATATTTTGAAGATATTGATGGACAATATTATAAAATAACAATGTCAGTAGGTAAAAACGGAGATATAAATACTATATATAATGTTGGAAAAATGCAACAAGCACAAAAAAATAGAAGTAACTCTACAAATAGAGGGTTCAAAGACCCGAACGGTAATAATACCGCAAGTAGTAGAATTTCTTCTATTAATAGTATAACAAATTCAAACGAAGATGTCAACACTACTACGAAATATTCTATTCAAGAATCTGAAAATAATTCAGGTTCTTTTTCTATGCAGGACAAAAGATTTGATGTAACAGGAAATGAGAATTTAGATAATGCAAGTACTTTGTTTTTTAGAACAAGAGAGGATGGGGTGTATTATGTACAAGCAGTAAACAATTCAGGAAAAATAACTTATGATGGTTCATTTATTGATAAGCATTCGCTAGAAAAATCATTAGGAACGGATATTGCTGAATATATAGTTAATAACAGTGAGACAACAAACAACGAAATATATCTAGAATCAAGCAAAGTGGAAAACAAAACGGATTATATGATGACTCATCGACCATCAGAAGAATATGGAAATGGTTCTAATTTTGAAAGAAATATGGATGGGGTTTTCGAACATCCAGAATGGTATATTAATATGAGAGAAGATTATAATATTGAATCTCTCAATGCTTTGAAAAAAGTTAGAAAAAAACCTGATGCAGAGATTATGATATATAGAGCAACGCCAGGAAATGAAATAAATTTTGGAGATTGGGTTACTCCATCAAAAAAATATGCAGAATTACATAACAATTCACAGTTAGACGGAAAAGGTAATATATTAAAACTTAAAGTAAAAGCAAAGGATATTTTATGGGGTGGAGATGATATAAATGAATTTGGTTATTTTCCAGATAATAATAAGTATTCTCAAAACAACAAAAACTGGCAATCATATTTAGAGGATAATTATAAATCAGACGGAACTAAAACCAATTTACAAGACATAAAACTACCAACAGCACCAAAGCAAGTTGCACCAAGTATGGCAAATAATAAGTTAGAAACAGGAGAATATACTAAAAAGCAAAATGAAAATGCTAAGATGAGAAAACATTATGAATCTATAATGAAAAGTCAATACACCTCTGATGAAGCAAAGTCTATTTCAAAACAATTAATGAAATCAGATACTTATGTGCCAGAATCTAATAATAAACAGTTAAAAACTGCTGATGAAAGAATAAGAATATCTGGACCAGATAGTGAATTAAATTCTTTAACGGCAAGAGCAATGACAGGTGGAAATATAAAATCTGATGATATAGCAGTAGGAGAAAGATTAATTCAATACTATTCAAAGACAGGAGATAAACAAAAATTACAAGAAGCAATACAGGCAACAGCAATGGCTGGAACAACAGCAGGCCAAACAGTACAAGCAATGTCTCTATTAAATCATCAAACACCAGAAGGACAAGCAATATGGCTACAAAGATCAGTAGAAAAAATGAATAATGACCTTAGAAAAAGTAGAGGAGAAAATGCAGAACAATTTAAATTAACAGAGGATATGATTGAAAAAATCGTTAACTCAAAAGATGAAAAAGACCTACATAATAATTTAAACAAAGTATATGAAGAATTAGGCCAGCAGGTATCAAAAACAACTATACAAAAAATAGATGCTTGGAGATATTTTGCTATGCTTGCTAATCCTAGAACACATATAAGAAATATTGTAGGAAATGTGGCAATGGCAGGTACGCAATCAGTAAAAAATAAAATAGCAGGAACAATAGAAGGAATCGTTAGCAAAGTAAATCCAGAAATGGAGAGAACACATACAATAATTCCTGCTAGTGAAGAAGTAAAAAAATTTGCAAAATCAGACATAAAAAATGTGGCAGACAGGTTAGGATTAAATGAAAATAAGTATAATCCTAAAAGTAGACTAGAAAATAGTATGAGGACATTTAAAAGTGATACAATAGAAAATACAGTTGGAAAAGCATTTAAATTTAATGATAATTTGTTAGAAGCAGAAGATGGAGTAGGTCTAAAATATGGATATACAAAGGCTTTGTCAGAATATATGACAGCAAATAATTTAAATCCTAAAACCATTACCGATAAACAATTAGCAAAAGCTAGAAACTATGCAGTAGAACAAGCAAAAGAAGCTACTTTTCATCAAGAAAGTAGCTTAGCAACATTGTTAAATCAGTTTTCTAATAAGAATAATATTTCTAAGTTTTTTATGGATTCAACTTTACCATTTAAAAAGACACCAATAAATGTAGCAAAAGCTGGACTAGAATATAGTCCAGTAGGATTAGTTAAAAGTGCAGTTTACGATACAGTTAAATTAAGAAATGGAGATATAACTGTTAATCAATATATTGATAATGTGTCAAAAGGACTTACAGGAACAGGGATAGCATTAGTTGGATATGCTTTGGCAAGTGCTGGAATATTAAAAGCAAGTGGAAGTGACGACAAAGATAAAGAAGGATATGATGAAGATAGAGGAAATCAAACATATTCAATAAAAATTGGTGACAATACATATTCATTAGATTGGTTAGCACCTACTGGAATCCCATTGTTTATTGGAGCAGAAGTACATGAAATAATGCAAGCGTCGAGAGAAGAAAAAACATCTTCTAGTGATGATGATACTAAGTATAGTCAAGCAATTAAAACGGCAACAAATATTTTAGATGCATTTACTAATGCAATGAATCCAATGACAGAAATGTCAATGTTAAGTGGGTTAACATCATCTCTTAAAAGTTATGATGGAGATAGTAGTAAGATGCTAGCTAATATGGGAACAAATGCAGTTAAGTCATATGTAAATCAATTTGTTCCGACTGCATTAAGTCAGGTAGCTAAAACAACAGATACATATGAAAGAAGCACTACTTCTACAAAAATAGGTACATTACCGAAAGCAGTTGATTCAACTAAGAATTATATTATGAGTAAGATACCTGGATTGAGACAACTTCTACCAACAAAGACAGATGTGTGGGGAAATGATATAAAACAAGCAGATAATGTTTTACAAAGAGCATTAGAAAATGGAGTATTTCCATGGACTAGAAAAGAAGTATCGACAAATGCAGTTGATAGTGAAATTATAAAATTATATGACAACACAGGAGAAAGTTCAGTATTTCCTGATACTATTAATAAAAATTTGACGATAGATAAACAAAAGTATCTTATGACTTCTGACGAATATTCAAAATACAAGAAACAGTATGGAAAAGATTCATATGAATTATTGGATAATTTAGTTAAATCAAGCAATTATAAAAAAATGAACGACACTCAAAAGAAAACTGCAATCGAGAAAGTTTATAGTTATACAAATGAGCAAATAAAAGTAGATTATGCAAAACAGAATAAACTTGACTATGATGAGAGTACATTGTCTGTAACAGTTAATCAAATAAAGAAAAACAATGGAAATATAAGTAATTATTTTGAATATTTAGCACTAACAAATGATTTAAATAAGAATACTGAGAAAATGAAGGCATTGTATAGAGCAAAATATGATGATAATACAAAAAAGGAAATTTACAAAAATTCTGTTGGAAAAGAAGATTCAATATATTCATTGATAGAAAAAACAAATATCAATATAACAGAATATATAGGCTATAAATCACAAGAATTTACATCAGATAAAGAAGATAATGGTACAATAACAGGAAGTAGTATAAGTGGAAGCAAAAAGAAAAAAGTATATAACTATATAGAAAATATGAATATAACATATAGTCAAAAATTATTACTTAAAGGTATGCAATATTCTTTAACGGACAGCGAAAAGAGTAAGGTGGATAATTATGTTAGAAAATTAAACATTTCTAATTCTGAAAAGCTTAATATACTTGGCAAAATAAAAGGATTTACTATATATAAGGATAATACATATAGTTATTAAAAGGAGTAATAAATTAAATTACTCCTTTAATTTTTGTATTTCTGTTTCTTACTAGCAATAGAAGTTATGCTGATGTATAATATGGTTAAAAATGACATAATAAAATTTTCACCACAAAGAAGTATAGTAAATGTACCTAATGGATTATGATTTGATATTGTAATGCCAACTCCTAAAAGAATTGCAATGAAAATTGTTGTGGGGTTATGACCTAAAATAAAAATGTCGATAAAATCACAAATAATTATCCCGATTAATCCTATAATTGAACATAAAAGATTATTGGAGAAAAAACCATAAATTCCAATTGCAGAAGCAAATAGTTCAATAAAACTTAACAT